TTTCATTGTACAAATTTGAATCAGGTTTACCCTATTCGAATATTGCACTAGGAATAGCTCCTTCAGAGTTTCCAGGAATAATATCTGCACCATCTTTCAGTCAAGTCTCATCTTGTGTATTCAAGAAAGAGAATGGTTTGATTGCATATACTGCAGAGTCATCTTTTGGTGATTGTGGACAACCAGTGGTTAATGGCGACAAGTGTGAAATTGTCGGCTTCCACATTGGAATTAATAAGAATGCCAGAGTAGCGAAAGTTGCTTATGCTGTAGCCTTTTCTCCCAAGATTCTCCGTGAGTTGAAAAACAAAATGGAGAGCTTGGGTTTTCTATAAGTCATCCAGTGTACCCCAACATCCAGGTTCGTCCGGTTGTTTCTCCTCGTCCCTTCAAGTACTTAAAATACTTGGGTAGGTTGATGAAGAAGAAACTACGTAGTACAAGTCAGTTTTATCCTGATTTATCTGCGTTACCCGTTGACTCACTGATGTTACACTCCCAGACAGGAGAACAATATCAGTTGGCACAACTTGGATCACTGGATGACGTTTACGACCGTTTGGCAAGATATGATATCGAAGATGCTCCCTTAAATAAGGATGTTGCACTTCGGGCTATCTTGTATTTTCTCGATAAAATTAAATCCTGTCATTTTGTACCAGTACAAGATGCAATGGATGCTTTGGATTTAACAAAATCCATAGGCTTTGGGGCTTCTAATCAGAAGGTCTTTTCGAGGGCTGATCCGAAGATGATAGAATATTTATATGACTACTTAAATAGTACGAAACAAAATATACATCATGTTATGATCAATGGTTCTCAGAAAGATGAGATAAGAGTTAGTACGAAGACACCTCGTCTTTTTACTGCTTTTCCTCCAGAGCACACATTTATGTGCTCCATTGTATTAGGTGACTTCATGCGTCAATTTCTTGAACATCGCTTTTGCGTTGATGGTTCTATATCATCCGTTGGTGATTCAGTTCAGAATGGTGCAGCTGCCATCTACAAGCAAGAATTGTCAAGATTACCTTACTTGTATTGTACTGATACTTCAGCACAAGACGCTTCCGTTTCACCCGATTTCCTTAATATGGTTTATGATCAAATTAAGTTGAAATACGAGTTAGATGAAGAGGAAGATACATTTTTTGAGGCTGTTAGATTTAATTCTATTAACAAACTCATGAATGTCAATGGTGAACTATTCTTAGTTCCTAGAGGTCTTGGTTCCGGTGATTATTTGACTATTGTCATCAATATCATGTGGAGGTTCTACATGATATTGGAGAATTATCACTACCCACTTGATTCGTATTTGAAAGATAATACAACAGTCATATGTGGTGATGATTTAGTCATGGCATCTAAGTATAAAGACTTAGATTTAAATTCCAGGCATGCTAAAATTGAATGGGCTGGA